CGAACGACTCGCCACTAAACACTTGACAACAAAAAAAGACCACCCCGAAGGATGGCCAAGTTGAACCCGAGTCGCACGGGATTAGAATATCAAGTTAAGGGACTCTGCAAGTCGTCCTTTTGTGGCCACTCATCCAGATCAAGCGTTAAACATATTTGACAGCAACCGCTCTCACGTAGGGTATGCCTGTCATAGCTGATAGGGGCAGTACCACCAGCGTTGTCTATCAGCTCTTTAAAACATCCTTCGCTGATCTCTATTGTATCAATCCAATCGCTGCAGAATTCGCTCTCTGCCCTGTCAACGTCCGGTAGGTACGCGACCGTAAAGAATCTAACATTGTTGTGTGTAATCATTGTACTAATTCCTTTGCAATTCTTTCCGCAACCATTAACGCCTGCCTAGCCTGAGCTTCATTTGGTGCGGTAATAGCTAGTTCTAAGGCCAATTCAAACGCTTGAACGGGAGTCAGATCAGCTACTCTACTATCATTTGTCATTACAGTGACTCCGTTTCAATGTGAATTAATGCTATCTCAGCCTCTAGCAATGCTTCGACGCCAGACTCTGATAGTGAATGGGGGTGATGATCTACTATCCATTGCACTCTTTGTTGCGTTTGATCTGCTACAAAATCTTCTGCGTCCGACACGCTCGCAAATGCAAACACCTCAGGTGTTGGATCGAGTGTGTCAACTGCATAGGTAACTAACGCCACCTGATCCATTGACCTGATACGGCCTGCAATTTCCTGAGCTACCCAGTCAACCGCAAATGTAACTATATCTTCCAACCTGAAGGGGCCATAGGGATTGAAATTAGGCGATTCACCAGTGGCGTCACTGTAATCATCAACCGCTTGCTCTATAGCATCGAGCCATTCCATATCTGCTAACTTGTCTAGTATATCGCGGGTATAAATGAGGTCGGACCAGCTACCAGCCGAACAACTAGCAGACTCTAATTGCCGCACTAGGTTTTCTATAGAGTCCCATTGATTGCCCTCTAATTCTTCCCATAAATAGGATTCTATAGGCCCTTTAATATTAAGTTCAGGGGCGAAGTATTCAAAATTTATAGTTGTATAGTTCATAGTATGGACTCCAGAATAAAAGTTATCATAAATGGGGTGAAAAAAATTGCCAATGCCCCTAATAAATCGGCCATAAAGTCTGTCATTTTGTCGCCCCTTTGTTTGTGTTTATACAACCTTTATACATTGATTCGCAGATAAAGCAACCCCTAAAATAATCTAATTTAATGTATTTTAGCTATTGACGAATCGTTTGACATATCGCATATTGATTACATAGAGACACAAACAAAGGAACAGACCAATGAAAGACTTGAACCTAACCTCAGAGCAAGCCATTAAGTTTATTCGGAAAAACAAGGGCAAGATTTTCGCGGACGTAATCACGTTTGGCGGGCAGGATACGATTAGAGTCGCGGTAGAAAAACAGGATTTAATTGCCACCTTGAAAAATTGTGGAGAATCTGATAGCATACTCATTTTTAAGGATGATTTTGGGAACGTAGTTTTAGGGTAACAAAATGAAGCTGGGGGGTTGCAATACCCTCCGAATCACTATAGATTATCTTTATCAGGTATAGAGGGCATAAGCCCCAGCCATCCGAGTCGCACAAGGGCCACCCACTATGGGGCAGTCGCAAAACGTGGAAGGATGGGATATTGAGAATCAGTAACATAAATGTCACACATTACTTTTGGCCTAATGTCAAGTGTAGTAATAATGTCACACATTCAAGAAACCGAATGCTTGAGATAACATGCAAGAAACAGAATATGACCCCTCCAGTGGAAAATGACCGTGACCCCCCTCCAGTGGAAAATGACTCCTCCAGCGAAATTAGCCGTTGACTCCTCCGAGGGAATATGATTTAAGAGAATCAGTAGAAGCAATTAGCAAAGGAATAAACACATGACTGCATCACAAAATATCATCGCAACATTCTTCACCAACCCAGTAACATTTTATACGTCTATCGACGGAACAAAAATGGTGGAGACTTTCAACACACTGCGCTTTAAGCACGAAGCTCGCCCAGTAATTGAACTTGCCGCCGAAATATTGGCGCACAAGCGCATGATGAAGCGCTTACGTTGCGCCGCATAATCAATCAATGATCCCACCGTGGGAATTATAATTGTGAAAGGAATAAAAACATGACTGCATACCAAAGAATTAAAGCTGACGCTAAATCCATAGGTATCTACACTAGCAAAGACCCTATTGGCGGATACTGGTTAGCAAACAGAGATGGTAGCCCGCTCTACAAAGACGATAACTTCTGCTCAACATTACGTGAGCTTAAATTCAAGATCGTTAATCACTAATTAAAAGACCCTCAGAAAAAATCAGTGCTTGACGATACCGAGGGAATATGATTTAAGAGAATCAGTAGAAGCAACTTACAAAGGAATACAAATGATCTATTCAGTATATTTTATGACAAATGACTCCGCTACTCATACCTCACCTATTAGCAGACCAATACTTTGCGCTGCTTTCTTGTGTCGTTCCGAAGCTGAGAAGTATGCAAAAGGCCAAGGCGATAGCTTCATGGTCAAAGATGTTGACGCTTGGAAAGCATGGAATTCATTGCTTAATGGCTTAGAGGAGAACGTATAATGCAAAATGATTATTGGCCCGATGATACGCCTGCATGGGTAGCAGTGGAAATTAAGAAATGGCTAAAGGAAAGTGTTGACTACCCTAACCGAATCATCTATACAGATTATAGAAACACAAACACAGAGGATTAAAAACAATGGCCGGACTAGTATGTACACAATGCGAATGCCCTACAGACGAAAATGAGCATGATGACGCTGGGTTGTGTCTTGACTGCCAGTTACGTTTAGAGGAACTGCAAGCGCAGCAAGAGCATGATGACGAAAATTACTGGTCTCAAACTGACGAGCACCGGACTTATTAAATGGAGAATGTAATGCAAAGTGCTATCGAAATTCATCTAAAGGAACTAGGGTTTTTCCCAGCTACTCTAACCGAAACCCTTGAAGAGCTACGTGATTTACGTCACGTCTATTTAGCCAAGGGCTACTACTCTGACCCCCGCGACGAAAACGGTGAGGTAAACTTCTAATGGTTGGTTGGTTGGCCCCCTCTGGCTATAAATACTTCATCTTCCGCCAACCTCAAGGCAAGGCTTTTAAAAAGCCGGTGAAGGCACGACTGAAACCTAGGAAAAAGAAGGTAAGACATTAAATGACACAGATTAAATCAACATACCTAGACCACATGGGTACTGACTTGTCGGTAGTTAATAGCGCACGGGTATCATTCGGCAAGCATCATGACGAGATGACAGCAGGTGATAGCAAGCTAATCCATTACTTAGCTGAACATGGACACTACAGCCCCTTTGGACACTGCTTCGCATCCTTTCACGTTTCTTGTCCCATATTTGTAGCTCGCCAGCTTGTGAAACATTCCTATCTACGCTGGAACGAAGTATCAAGAAGGTACGTGAGTACCCCACCAGAGTTCTACGAGCCCGATGTGTGGAGAGGGCAAGCAAAGGACAAGAAGCAGGGTTCAGCAGGGGTAGTCGCAGACGTACATATAAGCACCACTCAGAGGGTCGTAGCGATGCTGTACGATGATCTGTTAGCTAAGGGTGTGTGTGAGGAGCAAGCTCGTATGGTTCTACCGCAGAATACATTTACGGAATGGCACTGGAGTGGATCACTTGATGCCTTCGCTAATATGTGCAAACTTAGGTGCAAGAGTGACACGCAACTAGAGACAAGATTAGTTGCTGAACAGATCAGCAAAACAATGGCAGAACTATTCCCAATTTCTTGGGTAGCATTAAGGAAATAATAAATATGAATATCTTTACTATCGCAACAGAAACAGCTAACGGTACTGTAGTTCCTCTTGAGCTTCCACTAATGACTTACAGTCAGGCTGTCGATGGTGCAGCGAAGCTACGAGGGATGCAGCCACTAACACCAGTATTTGTTGTCAAAACAGGAGCAGAGTAAGATGGATGACTTAGAAAGAATGAAAGCAGAGTTTGCAGCTAAGGGTAATAAGGTTACGATACTACCTGCGACTGAATATGAGAGTATTACCAGTGATAACCTGCGACTAAAGGACTGGGGCGATACAGACATTAGAAAACGTAAGATGCGAGAGGCATATAAAGACCAAGTAATCTTTGAAACAGGAGGTAGACGAGATGATGAATAGCCAACAGTTAACTACGGATGAAATTGTAGCTATGTGTAAGAGGTTGACCTATAAATACCCTCAGCATGAAATACGCGATGATTTACAATCTGAGGCAGTCCTAGCAATCTACAAACGACTTGATACCCACCCAGATACCCACCCAGCACACTTATACAATTTATCGCGGGAGGCTATGTTTGATTTCGTTAACTTAACAAATAGGGTTGTAGCCGTTCCAGCTAATAAAACCACGAGGGCTATTTCGTCAGGGCGCGACATACCTAAATTGTCAAATTATTCTAACGAAGGAATTAAGGCGGTCTACGAGGCTTTGCAACCTACAAAAGAATTTGACAGAGATAAGCATGGAGCTTCAAAAGACTCAACTTCGTTATATGAAGATCAAGACTTTATCGCTAAAGCCTTAAAACTGTTGACAGAAAGGGAGGCAGCGGTAATAAGAGCTAGATACTTTGACGACCTGTCACAAGAAGAAATGTGCGACATTTACGGAGTCTCGCAAAAGACAATTTCAGTGTGGGAGTCAACGGCACTAGATAAAATGTCAAAGTTGTAATAATTCGTGAAGTATGAGATAGGAGAGTGGACCCTATATACAGAAGTAGGGAAATAACTTAAGTTACACATAAGTAATAACAACTACAACAAGTAATAAAATACTTAAGAATAACTTAAGTATTAAATAAAGGATAAGGTTATGGAGAATGAAGGAGATTTTCTTGGTGTTGACTTTAGTCGGTCGCAACCAAGGCTTATAGAAGAACCAGCGGGGTTTGGACACAACAGTGAGGCTGGGATTATTGCCCGTATTAACTATGCGCTTGATAACCTTGATAAGGTTCGAGAAGGGCATGTGAAAGATTTACAATCTTTTGTAGATAGGCAGGAAGAAGCAACAAACGCTTTTGTAGGCAATCAGGAAGAAGAAGAAGAAGTATTCTTAGCAATTCTTGGTAATACTTTATTAGAGGGTCGCAAACTACATAAGGGCCACAAAGGGTTCAATAAATTCTGTTGTAACAACTTTCCAAACTTGTTACAACAGATTAATCGCATGGAAATGGCAGCACTCCTCTGGGCAGCAGAGTTTCCTGAGCAACGTCAGGAGATGTCAGAAAAATACCCTCGTGTGAAGACAACTCGTGGCGCTCACGCTAAAATGAAGGAGGATAAGAAGGCTGTGAAGGCTAAAGGTGAGAGTAAGCCACCAAAAGGTGGTGGAACAGGTGGTGGAAAAGGGCGCAAACCAAACACTGATCCAATTGTGCATACAATAGATTTCATTGCCAATTGCTTTCTTGGTGTCAGAGCAAACATGCGGATGTACGAGATTGTAAATGAGACCGGAGGCATCAGCGACTATGAGCTATCTAGGGCAATCACTCTTGAGATACATAAGCAGTATGGCGAGGCCAAAACAGAAGGGATACTACTGGAACTTAAAGACTTAGCACTACAGCTATCAAGGGCTGTTGAAATAACTCTAACTGAAACTAACGACAATGTCGTGTCAATCAACTCAAAGTAAGGAATATCACAATGGCTAAATCAGCAACTCAACTCGTAATGAACTACTTCGACAAAAGCTCGGAAGATAACAAGATAACAGCCCTAGCCTCTAAGATAAAGCAAGCTATTAGCTCTGGTCCGTCTTATCGTGCCTCTCTAGATAGCACTGCACGTAACGAAATTCACAATCGTTGCAAAAGCGAGCTTATGCGTCCATATCAAGATACTTACCGTGAGCAAATCCCTGCCGTCCTCTTAGCTGTTGCAGATAAAGTGGCACTCAAGCGTGTTGCGGTTAAAAAGTTAACGTCAGCTAAAAACGAACTAGCACTTGGTATGAGCTTACTAGCTGCGTTAGATGCTGAAAAGGAAGCAAACCTAGATACGTGGAATACTTTTAAAGAGAACCTAACCGCAAAAGAGGTTGCTACCTATGAAGATTGGTTGGGAAAATTCTCTGAAGATACATTAGTATAACATAAACAAAGGAGAGCCACATGGCTGAACATGCTCACCAAAAATGCCCCTACCAATCGTGTGGCTCTTCAGATGCCTTCAGTTATAACGATGAAGGATTCGGCAATTGCCACGCTTGCAACCAAGGTTATCCCTCCAGTAGAAAAACATTCGACTGGGCGGATGAGAGATACCCAACAAAAGGAGATAACAAGATGACATTCACACCAAAGGCTGTTGTGTCGTTCTATGAGGACATGACCAGCGTTGGAAAGTTTGAGGCCATGCGAGGCATACATAGCCGTACAATGGAGGACTACGGAGTTCTGACTTACGGGGACCGACAAGAGTACGTGTACCCCAGCGGCGGAATTAAGGTCAGGAACATCAAGGAGAAGGGATTCTACGCTAAGACAGGGTTCAAGACTGATGAGTTATTTGGTATGAACCTCTTCACTGCTGGTAGCTCTAAGATGGTAACGATAACAGAGGGTGAACTAGACGCTCTCTCAGTAGCTCAGATACTAAAGAGCAGCTACACTAACCCTGTTGTGTCGTTACCCTCTGCTACGCCATCTAAGAAGCTCTGGGAGAACTGCTCAGAGTGGCTGAACAGCTTCGATAAGATTATACTGTCAGTAGACACAGACGATGCTGGCAATTCTCTTGCTGATAAGATAGCTAAGATGTTCCCTAATAAGGTCTATCGTGTGAACCACCATCCCTACAAAGATGCTAATGACTTCTTACAGAACGGCAAAGGGAAGGAGTTCAAGGGAGCATGGTGGGCAGCTAGTAAGTACACACCAGAGAACGTGATGAACACCACAGAGGACTTCATATCTCTGTATCAGGACGCACCAGAACATCAGTACGTACCCACAGGTATACAAGCATTAGACGATAAAATCCTTGGCCTAATGCAGGGTCACTTTTCAGTGATTAAAGCCCCAACGGGAATAGGCAAGACCGAAATAATGCGTTATTTAGAGTATAACATGATCTCACGGGGCGTACCAATCGCTGCAATGCACGTAGAGGAGACTAAGTTACGCTCTCTGCTAGGTCTTGTGTCTTATGAATGTAATGACAACCTGACACGCAGGGACTTGATTGAGGAGAAGGGTGCTAACGATCAGGTCATGGCAGCTATTAAGAGCCTCACTAAAGATGAACTGTAAT